TGCCCAATTGGGTGGACCAGAGATGCACCCAGATGGTGGTATATGTTGCGTGAGGCACTCTACGGGTTTCTGCTTCCCCTTTGGCATCGAGGGATTTCCAGGCAGGGGGTGCAGAAATTTCTTGCAGAACGATTGTTCAGGGGCAAACTGTTACGGGGTTGACGATTGTTGCGGAACAGATTTGCAATGCGAGAGAGATAAAGGTCGGCCGAGCAGCATCCCGTCCCTTCCTCACCAATCACCGTTTACGGATGTTCCATACACAATGCACTGTGATTATTCAGAGCCCGTGCCACCCGATTGCACCTATCCTGTATTTCATCCAGATGGAACAAGGAAGGCGGAACTATTGCCAGGAAAGGGTATATGTGTAAGAACAGAAACTTGTGAAGAACAATGTGAAATGATGGGTGGATATTGGATTCCTAATAGTTTAGGACTTGGATATGAGGACATGGTGGAAATGTGTCAGGTACATGGAGTGTGTCAGAGTATAACACCAGACACCCTAAGAGCAACATCTGCACCAGATATATCTGCACCAGATGGAAATCCAATTGTAATTTCTAATGGTAAACCATCCGTTGATATTGATATTCCAGACCCAGGCGTTCATACATGTTGTGATGAAGATTGTTTACGATGTCTACTTGACGCAATGAGAAAGACAGAATCTTCTGACAGATGTGATACAAATAATACATGCGATGGACCTGGATGTGTAGACGATGATGGAAATAGACAATGTGCGGCATGTGGTTGTGTTCCTCCTTGGACTCAAGCAAAGAAAGAAATATGTTGGTCTTGTGGCCCCTATCAAATACAAAAGAGGTATTGGGACGATGCAAGACAACAGTGTCACTCAGAGAGGGCACCAGAATGTTGCGAACTTAATGATATTGGTTGGAATAGTTTATGTGATGGTACACTGTCTTGTGCAGAACAGAAACGATTAAGTGAACTTGCAATCATGTGTTGGTGGAGAAGATTCACCAGAAATGGTAATTGTCAATGTACTGGAAATTGCAATGAACCTGGATGTGGTCCAAACACTGACTGTCCAGACAGATGTTTCACTTGTGAGGATTTAGCAAGAATACACAACGGTGGAGCATGTGGTCATAATAGTAGTGGTACTGAAGGTTATATTAACGATAGAAATAAAGTATGCCATTGGTTGTGTGAAGCAGGTGGTAGTTGCCCAGCATGTTTAGGTTGTGATTGTGGTGGTGTAACGCCATCGCAAAAGGAAGAACGGCGGTCTATGTCTTCACCACCAAGAACTGGTGGTAAAAATAAAATAAAGAAAAATCTAAAGGCTTCAAACAAAAGAACCCGAAAAACTAAAAATCAGAAGTTTTGGGAAGGATTTGGAGGTATGGGATAACATATATAATATATGAAAATATTTAATGACTTAATAGAAGAAATACTTGAATCAACACCAGTTAATGTAATGGGTGGTGGATTTTCGGTAACTGCCGCAAGTTCATCTCCAAACCCCAATATTGCAGGATATGACCCTGTAATGGGGATGCGTAGAAGAAAGAAAAAGAAACTCAAAGAAATTTTCGCAGGATGTCCAGTGTTTGAAGTATCGTCCGATGATTTCACAAAATGTTCTCACGGAAGAATCAAATACGAACGGTGGAACAAAAAAATGAATATGGAAGATGTTGATAATCAAGACATCCGAACATATGCACACAGAAATCCAGGCAAACCAATTATCATAAAAGATTCAACATACGGTACAATGTCATGGTTCGTCCCAAGACAAAATGTAAATGAATCCGTTGAACTGGATGAAGCAAAGATTTCCAGAAACCCTCAACTAAAAATCGGACTCCATAAAGGAATCTCCGTTGGTAAGGGTAAAAAAGTCATCCTATCTAAAGGAATAAAGGGTAAAGGATGGACTCTAAATGCGGGTGACGAAGTAATTGCTTATCCGTATGATGGTGACAGGGTTGCAATACTCAATCCCAATAACGCTTGGGAGTTTGTAGCAAAACGACACATCAAAGGTGGATTTAGAGAATCCGCTAACGAAGCAGTAGATGAAGCAAAAGACAAACAAGGACATGTTACATTTGAGTTTAAATCACTTGCAGATTCATCAAAATTTGAAAAAGAGTTGAGAATTCTTAAACGAAAATTTAGTAAAATGTTCAATACCAAGTTATCTGGAAAAGAAGTGACCATACTTTTTGATAAAAGGTTTAGTACAAAAGATGAAGAATTCAGCACAAAAGATGTAGATATGGTTAGGGTTTTACAGCAAAAGCATAAAGGAAATCTATTAGATTGGTCTGGTAAAAACCCATTCGGTGTTGACACCAGACTATTGAAAAAATCTGCATCAGACCTACGAAAAGAATCCGTAGATGCAACACGTTTTGTACGTGCACATGGTAAAACACCACGTGGTTCGGGAACTTGGTTCTTTACAATCCATCGAGGCGGTATTGAATTCGATAAGCATAAAGAAGGTAAAGATTATGTTAAAATCAAAGATACTTATTATACAGCCGCTGCCAAGAAAGCAGAAAAAATGCTTAAAAGTAAAAAACTATTTGTTGCTGAATCTGTAATTGTTAATGAAGAACTTGACCTAAGAGCATTTATTGAAAAAATCAAAAAAGCCTTTAAGATGAGGGATTTCGATAAAAGTGAACGAGCAAGAGCAAAAAGGATAAAAAAAGCAAACAGACAGTATAGTAAACTTTTAGGTCTACATGCTTCTTTTGACCCACTTGCTGAAGCAACCGTTTCTGAAGCACGAACGAAAGATGCTATCTTGGTTGTGCTCGATTCAATTGAAAAACTATCTAAGAAACACAAATCAACCGTTGACAACATAGTTAAAGATACCAAACTTAAAAAAGATTTTGTGCAAGATGCAGTAGAATTTTGGTTGGACGATAAGAAAATCAAAAAGATGGGGTCTGGAAGGAATACCCATTACATGCCAGAATCTAACAGATATAGTCTTAGTGATTTTTTTGAATCAGTAGAAGAAGAAACTCCTGCTACAAACACAGCAGGTGTTGCTCATACTGGTGATGACCCAAGAGTTGGGATTAAAAAGAAAAAGAAGAAAAAGAAGAAAGGTGAATTATCCCCTAGAGGTATGACGATGATGATGGATAATGCACAAGAAATTGGTGAATCCCTTGAACGTTCACTTCGTAGTTTAGCAACAAGTGATGAAACACCAAGATTTAGAAATGAATATTGTGGTCATCCTGTTTTCAAGGTGAGCGAAGGTGAATTTGGTAAATGCAAAACTAGACGAGCAAAGGGTGAACGATGGAACAAATTCTTTGAGGATGATTCACCAAATTATGGTGTTATTAGAAAATACTCAAGACGAAATCCAAATAAACCAATTGTTATTCAGAATGAACTAAATGGTGAAATGTCGATTTATCGTCGCAGAATGAATGACCAACGACTAAAGCACAATAGAAGGATGAAATAAGATGGGTATTTTTAAAGATAAATGGGCAGAGAACCTGATGAGGTCTAAAAAAGAACAAGCCAGTGAACCTTCGGAAGGTCTTGGTGATACAGTTAAGAAAATTACTAATGCTATGGGTATAAAACCTTGCGACGAGTGTGAGGAGAGAAGGAAAAGTCTTAATAAGAAATTCCCATTTAAAAGGAAGAACAAATAAGTGTCTTTACAAAACAAAATATATCTACAGAGAATACAACAAACCATTAAAGAACAATCCGCACACGGCCATGAAGGACAATCTTGTGAGGAAGCACATCCAGACATGTCACATGAGGAGTGGGAAGCAACCCACGATGACCATGAAGGGTGTTCAACCTGTGGAGAATCCGTTATTACTGAAGAACAATTAACTGAAGCATTAATGGTTTTAAGTGAAGATAAAAAAGAAGTATGGAATCCATTTCCAGAGAGTTGGTGGAAACCTGAGCCTAAAGAAGAACCGACACTTGGTAGTCCAATGAAACCATTACATAAGTACAAAGTATGACTTTACAAAACAGACAATATTATAATAACATCCACGGTCTTAAAGAGGCTAGAGAGAAAACGCTTACTGTACTGTTTAAAACAGACGAGCAGATGATGGAACGGATATATGAAAGAGATTTGAAACGTGAGTTTAAGAAACTTTATAAGTCTACTAACTATGTAAAAAAGGGAAACTTCCGAGGTTTTGAGGTTGTATTCAAAGGTGAAGTAAAAGAACTAGTAAAAGTAACGAAATACATTGAGAAATTGGACAGGAAAAATAAAATCTACGATAGCAAGGTGTTTTCATGAAATCGTTTAAAGAATATCTAGAACTAAAAGAACATGACCCATGGAATTATCCAAACATTGACCACGACACATATCATGACTGGCTAAATTCATTGTCGTGGTGGGACAGACTTTTTGGAGTCCCTGGCCCTGAATACATGCCCAAAGGTTGGAGAAAACCAGTACCAGTACCACCAACACCATCAAAACCTGCCGACCCAATGAACCCTACAGACCCTTCAAACCCCATGCGTCGAGAAACATACTGAGTAAGGAAAACAAAAATGAAAAAAATAATCGCACTGACAATATTATTATTAGCAACAACCGCAGTTGCTCAGAATCTGGAGGTAAATCATGATGAAAAAACTAATAATGGTGTTCGCAACGTTGACAATGACAAGCGGATGCGAAATGTTCCAAGAGGTGACTGGAGAGGCGCCAGCGAACACATCGAGTACAGTCGTGGACAGCGTACGAGAGCAGAGAGAACAGACGGACGAAATAACGAACGCATCAGAGGTGATTGGAAACGACTTAGAGAAGATAGACGACCAAGCAAATTCAATTCTGAACGACATCGCACTAGTTCCAGAGGACAGAAATTACAACATCGACCCGACTCTAGAGAGCATAGAGGATTCCGCAGAAACAATCAAGGAAACCGTGGACAACTCTCAGAAAGAGCAAATAAGGATAGACGAATCTCTAGAGGATTTAGAGCAAGCAAACAATCGTGTTGCTGCCGCTGTGGGTCAGATAGAGGAACTAGAGGACCTAGTCACAGAGTACGAACAGTCCGATAGGGAAGTTCGTAAAGAAGCACTAGAAAACTTATACGAGAACATTGCATTGTTCTTCACAATTGGTTTTGCACTTATTGTGGGTGGTATATTTGTAATGTTCTGGGTAAGCAGAAAACTCGGTGGGACGATATTAGCAATCGGATTCCTTACTGTAGGTTTCGCAACCGCAAGTCAGTATTATCTTGAAGAGATGGCTCAAGTTGGGTTATACATCTTTATTGGTGGGTTCTTATTGACTGCTGTTATTGTTGGATTTATGTTACTTAACGGAAAACATAACGAAAAAGCATTACTTGAAATTGTAGAACTCATTGAAGAAATGAAAGAACACCTTGACGATGAAGAGAGAAAAGAAATCTTTGGACGAGATGGGTTTGCTAGTCGTCTAACAAGTCCTATGACAAAGAAAATAGTATCTCAAATCAAAATCAAAAATGGATTTAAAAATTTAAACAAAAATAAATAATAACAGTTTTAAACCCGTACAAACAGATAAAAAGGATTATCAGTATGAAACCGAACAATTTTAGAAGTCTAAGCGAATCAGCGAGAAAGGTATTAAATAGAGAATACACATGTTCTCCTACTAAAGAGCAGTTACAATCACTTATCACTGAGCAAGGTACAACCATGCCTGGCGAGGCAGCAATTCAATCAATCATGAGCAACTGGGGTAATAATAACTGTGGTGGCCCATGGTGTGGAGATTTTAATGGTGATGGAGTTGTTGATGTACAAGACTTGCTATGGGTTCTTCACAATTGGGGAGATTTTGGTCCTCAAGGCGCTCAAGCACCTGCACCTACTTTGACTACACAACGACCATCACAACGACCAACAACTGGAGGAGTCATGCGTCCCCCATCACAACGACCACAACGAAGCAATTTTGGGATTCGGAAGACGTAGATAATAATATAAACCCAGACTTGATAGAAAATTGATGTAGTTGGTTGTTCACTTAGTATGAAACCAGAAGATTTCAGAAATTTAACAGAAAGTGCTAGGCAGATTTTGTCTGGTGAACCTTCATCACTAGTTGAATTCAACAACATGTTACAGCCTAACTATCTTGAACGTGAATATGACCTTGATGACCTACCAGACGACCTCTTCCCAGAAAAAGAAGAAGAACCAGAAGAAATAACCCCCAACCCATATGGTCTAACTCTTTTGGGAATTTTAGGTTTATTATCGAGAGGGCTTACATTTGCTCAAATTGCCGGAATGTATGGTGTACCCATATGGTTTGTGTTGCTGTTTCTGAGGGCAAACCCAGATTTGAGTCCAGACAACCCAATCACTGACCCATATAAACCAGGCGGAAAGGAAGAAGGCAACCCAGAGCATCCCGGCTGGGGTGGTGGTAGCAGGTGGAGAGTTGGTGCACCATCAGATAACCAACCACACCAAGCATAAATTTTTATAAAATTTCGAAAAAATAATACTTACAGATGAAGTAGGAATCCACGATATCACTGACTGGATTACCTACTTTTTCTCTATTTGGAATCATTATTTCTTTTAGGTCGATACCAGTTTCTTTCAACCAAGCATCATACATATCGTCTTTGGTTGCATTGCCTTTACCAGTAGCAAATTTTTTAATAACTGATGGGGAGTAAGTATCGAACGGTGTGTTTGATTCCCAAAGTTTGTGTTTCAATAACCCTGTATTTTCCGCAACTTGAAATACACGACCAGTTGCGTTGAATGCATACCCTTCTATTGCTACAAAATCGAATTTGAAACAATGCTGAACCGCCCAATGAGATATCATCTCAAACCGTTCTTCATCTGATTTATGTTTTTTGGGCTGCAAAGTTCCGTGAAACTCTGAGTGTTCACCGAATTTCTTTGCTAGTTTTTTAACCGAAGTCAAATAATAAAATTGACAATTTCGGAAATCCCATCGTTTTCCAATATGAGTACATATTGCAGGGGATGTCATACTATAATCTATGCCGGCTATCCGTTGCATATTTTTATTTATCAATTTTTTAGAATATTGTCAAGAGGAATCGTCCGATGACAACACCGATAAAAAAACCACCAACAATAAACACCCCAGTTCCAATGCGTTCTCCCACACTACCTTCCATCCTTAATAATTTAATAATTCTGTTCCATCTCTTCATTCAACATCTCCAATTCTATCCAATCTAGGTGTTTAGCAATAATAACTGCTGAACATTCCGTTATATCGTCAACACCTTTATAATTTTTCAGTACCGTAAACGTGCTTATAATCCCAACCAAGTATTTTTTACCTTCAAATCTGGTAAAAACCCCACCACCGCTATCACCAAACCAAACTGATATTGGTCTTGGGATAAATTTCATAGTATTTGGTTCTTCAACAATTGTACCGAAGTACCTGAACACTTTGTATTTACTGTATTTTTTATATCCAAAGGAGAAACCGACAGTTGTTATTGGGTCATACCTTTCCATCCATTCAACACATCCAATTTTTGCGGGTTTGTATTTTGAATCACACTCTAAGAAAATAATACCAATATCATTTTTTACCCGCCCTAATGTATTGCTGTAATGGGGATGCAACACCATTTTCTTGACACCAATTTCTTCATCGTCACCAAACTTTACCGAGAAAATTGAATCATCGTCTATACAATGACCTGCCGTTAGAACTACATCAGGACGAATAAGAGTACCACTACCAATTAATCTTCCATCCGAGTCATGTAGACTACCTACAGACGGATAAGGGTCGTTGCCTTGAGTTACCCTGTTGAACCATTCTGATAGTGGGTCAACAAGAAGAACGGAATCAACAGGAGTAACAGTGTTGTTTATTTCTGGTGTGGGGACTGGGACTAAATCGGAGGATGAATTTCTGCTAACACATCCTATTATTAATAAGCATAACAAAAGGACTGAGAAATATTTAGTTGTCCTAACCATACGTATTATTTATAAGCCGTGGCACCTTTAATAACAATACTGAGTGAAGAGGAGAATATTCTCGTCAAGGACAAACGCTCTCATGAAGGCAGGTTAACTCGTCGACTTCGGTGGGATTCAATCTTCTCCCAACCACCCAAAAACATGTCTTTTCATTTTCGGTGTCAATGTTCTCTCTCATCCATCGATGTGCCTTCCCCTCATAGATGTCATCCAACGGAACATCTCCAATATTTTCCCAAACAGATTTTGAGTACGCATGCTTGGTCAACACAATCTCATAATCATCAAATTCTGTTATCTCTTCTTCTGGAAAATTCTCGTATTTGAATCTATCGAGATGCTTATTGATACTTTTAGTCCTATCACAAAAAGAAACACCCACAATGCGTTTTACCTTTTTATTGTACTTTTTAAGACCACGTATGATACCTGCAAATTGGATACCACTTCCCACTGGAATCACCAAATTATCTAATTCATCAGGTATGTTTGCAACTTGGTCGGTAACACCATCGAAAATCGCTTCTGGGTTGGACTCTAGAGAGATTGCAAATTTGATTAACTTGTATCCGTTATGTGCGATGATTTTCTTTTTAGCACCTGCATCAATAGCAGTGGTCATACCGTGTCCTGCTACAATGCGAATGTCCGCACCATAGAACTTACTCAACCGCATCATATGGTGGTTGTAAAGTGTTTCCTTTTTAGTACCACCGACAGCGATTATGCATTTGAATCCGTGTTCCTGTGCAACCTTTGCGATGATAGCGGATTGGGGACTGTGCACACTGCTAGCAGTGACTACACCACCGTTGTGATTGTCCCTAATGTCATCGTGGATTTCATCGAAAAGTTGTACCGCTTGACGTACCTTACCACCATTAACGTGAGTATCCCCAAAGGGTGTGTAAAGGTCATCACGTTTGTAGAAAATTTTATTATAATACTCGACAGGGGTAACGTCCACATTGTATTTATAGAAAGATTTCTAGACCCACAAGATACCCCTCTCCTGATATCGAGAAGGGGGTATTTAAGACAGATGTTCAGCATGTTCACGGAGGGGCGGGAATATATCTTCCCGTGTCCACGGAGCCGGCTGGCTTCTTATCTTATGAGCCCCTACCGTGCTCACGGAGAGCGTTTCTTGTACCTTCCTTGACTTTCCGTGGTCACGGGGAGATGTTGACCGTCAATCATTGACGATACCCCTTCCTGATATCAGAAAGACATATGACGACGTACTGTCAGTGCCATATGAATAATATGGGTTGACAGAAGCCTCTCGGCATGGTATAATACACGTTGGAATTAATATTCGAAACATATACAGGAGATATTCGAAAAATGACAGGTAAAACACTAAAACGAAAAAATGACTTCCTTGAAGCAATGCGTAATGCAGGTATGGGTTCAGAAGTAACTCGACAAGACTTGCTCGACCTTTGTGCTTCAACAGGTATCTACAATGTAATCCCATCGTGGATAACTCATGACAAGACTCGTCGCACAAGTGATAGAAATGTCTTTGCAATGCATGAGTTGGGTTATGTTGCACAAACTCCTGAAGCGGTTGTTCCTGCCCCTGCCCCTGTGCAGGGTGCAGTTGAGCAACCTTCTTTAACTACTGCGTCCATGATTATGGGTATGACTGGTGGTGAACGAGATACTCTCATTCCTGAAAAAATCAACACATATGTTCCGTGGGGTAACTTCAAAGATGTTGCACAAATCGTGAAAGCAAAGATTTTTTATCCTTGCTTCGTGACTGGTCTTTCAGGTAATGGTAAGACCACCATGATTGAGCAAGTATGTGCGAAAGCGAAGCGTGACTGCTATCGTGTGAATATCACTCGTCAAACTGACGAAGATGACCTACTAGGTGGATTCCGCCTAATCAACGGTAACACAGTGTGGCAAGACGGCCCAGTTGTTTCCGCTATGAAAAATGGTGGTGTTCTTCTTCTTGACGAAGTTGACCTTGCATCACATAACGTTATGTGCCTGCAACCTGTCCTTGAAGGTAAAGGTGTTTTCCTTAAGAAAATCGGTGAATGGGTAACACCTGCAGCCGGCTTCACAGTGTTCGCAACCGCAAATACCAAAGGTAAAGGTAGCGATGATGGTCGCTTCATCGGTACTAGCGTTATGAACGAAGCATTCCTTGACCGATTCCCTGTGACACTTGAGCAAGAATATGCTCCTCAAAATACTGAAGAAAAAATCCTTCGCAAAGCGATGGAATCAGTGGATATCGACGATAATGATTTCGCAAAGCACCTAACCAAATGGGCAGGTATCATCCGCAAGTCATTCTACGAAGGTGGAGTTGATGAAATAATCTCGACTCGTCGCCTCGTGGACATCGTGAAAGCACTCGCAATCTTTGGTGGTGATAAGCCCAAAGCACTCGCAATGTGCCTCGCTCGATTCGATGATGACACCAAGCAAGGTTTCATGGATTTATACGACAAGGTTGACGGTGATGTTGACCTTAACAATGTAGCAGACACCGACACAACAGACGAGGATTCAAACTCATGCCCATTTTAATGTACGACGATTTCGATACTCAGATTCAATGTGAAGAGATGGAAGGGTTCATCCCTTCTGCGGAGGACTACCAAGAATGCATATCTTGAGCCACCCAAACACACTTGAATTGTTTTCATTTAAAATTTTGCATCCTGATTTGGTTCAAGTCAAAAAAGACTGTAAACCATACACTGAAGACATCCGTGATGGATTTTACTCTATACGACTTGCCCGCCAACTATGGGAAGCACTAATATCACAAGGATTTGAAAGGTCACTATGAACCCCGAACTTCGCTCAAAAAACTATATTTTAACCAAACGTGGGACAGGTTGTGCATATATGTTTAAACCATATACAGGATGTGTCAAAGTGTTAATTAATAATGGTCACGGATGGCGTACATATGATTCCGCTATGGTTGCGGGTAACTACGCAATCGCACAAGCAAGGACATTTTGGGATTCCCTAATTAAACAAGGATTTAATAAACAACATGAAAACGCATGAAATAAAAACATTTAGAAAAACGTACAGACAATATATCAAGCCTTGTGTATTTGAAGGTTACAGACTCGCTGTCCTCTTTGACGAAAAAGACACAGTTAAAAACCTTGGTGCTAGGTGGGATAAAGAAGAACAAATTTGGTGGATTCCAAAAGACAAGTTAAACAACAACGATGGTAGGGTTGGAACTGTTCATGAGTATTTGAATGCCAACAGCATGATTGTTGGTCAGTACGGTGCTAATGCAGATGCGGGATATATCGAACAAAATGGTACACCTAAAATGTATTCCCTTATGCATAATGGTAATACGGTATCTGTTGCATGGTACGAAGAGTACGATGCAGTAAGATTCAACCGAGAAGGTATTGCTAGCGAATGGATGACCATTGAAGAAGGTAGAAAATATTGGGATTCTCTAATACAAGGTGGATACAGCCGTATGTGGGGGACACACCCAAAAAATGTTTGACATACTACAGCCGTTGTGGTATAATACACGTTAAGCCCCATGGGGCTAAAAAACAAAACCGTTTCTAGAATATAAAGGAAGAAACAAAAATGGATATGAAAAATAAATATAGCGTTATTAATTATAATTTTGATGATGTAAGTCCAGAGTGGACATACGACAATTTGACAGATGCACGAAAAGCATATGTAGATAGAATTTTAGAATTTGGTGAAGCCGTTGGGATTGACCTCTCAGAGATGACCTTCTCAAGAAAGCAACTTAAAGCAGTATCTCTCAGTTTTAAGGACAACGATGACGTTCCGAACTGGATTGTAAAAGACCACGACCGTCGTGCAATGCAAGGTGTGTATACTATACCAGAAGTTGTTGAAAAGTTTACTGGTGAGTCACCATTGTCGACAATGGTATTAGTAATAAAAGAAGATGCTGAAGAAGATGCTGACCAATCAGCATACCAGTATGATGACATCGACCCGACCTCTAGTGAGATTGAGTCAATTATTGCTGAACTTGAAGAATCCGTAAAATAAGAAAGGTCTGAACTCATGTTAATCAGAAGTACGTTTCAATATTCCGATGCTTTAAAAGCAATTATTAAGTTAAACAATAAAATTGATAATGGGGACTTTCAATGGATGCCAATTGAGCAGAGAATCGGGGCTTTATATTCAGCCAATATCGTTGCTGAAACTTTAATGAAGCAAGATGAGGGTTATTTTACTGATGACGAAATTTATTTTATGATGGGTGCATATAATTCAATCGGTGATGAAATAAACAAAATAACCACTGGTGACCATTCAGAAGACTGGAGTTAATGAGTGTTAAAAGTAACTAATAATGGAAAAATAGTACATGCAGTTCTTACCTTCCCAACTAACGAAGAAAGAACCAAATTTTTCGAAACTAATTGTTTAGAAAAACACGGTATATCCGAGAATACGTTGGATACAAAAAATGCTTGTTTCATTGATAGCATTAATATTAATCGTTTAGCGGAAATTATTAAATTTACTAGAGATAATTTTAGTGGTGTTGAATTTAATACTAGTTGTGGTGGTAATAACCTAAAAGACTGTAGTAAATATGAACGAAAACACGGTAGCCTTTGCAATTATTGTCAATATATGGAGTTCGGTTAAAAAAAGATGATTAAAGCACATAATAACAATAATAATAAAAAATTAAAAAGGACTGACAGTGACACTATTTTGATAAATCTTAATAATGTGACACGTGCAGACCTTAACAAATGTTTAAAAAATGGTATTTGTGAAGTTAAAACCACCAACAATAAAGGTGTAGAAGAGGTAATTTATTGTACCCTTAAAGAATTCCATATGGAAAGTGAAAAAGCAAATGATTGGGTTGATTATTCCTATGAGAGTAATATCCTTGTTGTTTGGGATATGAACGGAGATGAATGGCGAGGTGGAAAATGGGTTCAAGTTCACATAAATAATATTACACACTTTGAACAACTAACAGGAGTATTGAGAACATCATGATTACATATAATATCGGAGATTCAGTAGTAGAAAGAGATTCTAAAAGAAAAGGTAAAGTTTTAGACCTTCTAGAAGAAAAAAATCCAAACACGGGCGATATCACATATTCTGCGGTTAAAGTCCAATTCCCAGATGGGGAAACAGATTGGGTAAATACAGAAAAAGTTTCTATCATGTTAATAGAAAATAGCAGTTAATAGAATCTTTTAATATATCTTTCCTAATAAATACTTTTGGAGAGGATACATGTCTATATCTAATAAAAAGGGGAAAAACGACTGGAAAGAACCCGAAGATAAGACTAAATGGCTTCTTGATTTGATTGAGGCAGGTGAGTCAGTGGTAAAAGGATATGAACAATACCTATTAAATAGGGTAGACCACATAGAGTTAGCAAAATTGATGACAATGCTACATGATTTATTACCAATGTCTATTAATGACAATTATGATGATGATGGTAATGAAAAAAAGAAGAAGAATAGTTGACATCTTAGAGCCGTTCTGGTATAATAAACATTCGTTAAGAGGATACGCAATCTCCCGATGGGTTGAGTGTCTGACAAAGTGAAGCATCGGAAAAAGGAGAACTGATTATGGCAATGCCCTCAGTTTCGAAACGTAGACAGGTAATCAACTACCTAACTAACTCTGACAATGGTCTTACTGCTTCAGAAGCAAAAAGCCGTTATGGAATCAAACGACTTGCAACAGTTATGCATTACATTAAGGCTCAACTTGAGTCAAATGGTAATTGGGAAGTTGTTACAGAAACCACACCACGTGGTAACACTCGATATTTTATCAATGACATTCATCCAAACCGTACTTACGGTTTTAACCGAATGGGTAAACGAGTACTTGCTACTGCATAACCTTCTTCTCAAAAGAAGGAATTCCTCTCTAGTGGTGGAGGAAGATACGACCACCACTAGATTTGAACACACACACACACACAAGGAGATAAAATTATGGCAAACCCCTACGAGTTACGATACGACATTTACCAGAACGCAAGACAATCATTATCGGAAAAATTCTATAATGATTACGAAATTTGGAATAACTGGCAGTTTGATGAACAGGCAAAGGGTGAGTGTCCTATCAAGGAACGACCGTTAATGCCGACACACGAACAAGTTTTGGTAGAAGCAGAAAAAATTTACAGTTTTGTTCAACAAAAATAAATAGATTTTCTTTGATAAGTGAATAACCGTTCCTGTGGAAAAGCAGAGGCATTTTTAGACCCTAATACCCTATGCGGGTGTGATGGTGAAGATGATGTAAGATTCATTACCACTTTACACTGTGGGGCCTCGCAGTGGGAACGATAATTGATGAAAGACCCCTTGTACAAGGGGTCTTCGTCTTATATAAATAATATATGGATAAAGTGTATGAAATTGTTGAGGTTATTTGGGTTGATGCTGAAGAAATCGGTGAAACTGGGTGGAACAACCTAAAATCCCAAATCCGTGATGCTAAGAAACCTTGCCCTAAAATGAAATCTGTAGGTTACCTAGTTTATCAAAATGATAAACATATATCTCTATTATCCACCGTGGGAAAAGATTTAGCATCTACTTTAGAAAAAATACCCTCAGGGTTTATAATTGAAATTAACAAGTTAACCAAGGTTGAAAAAAAATAAAAAATGATTTACGAATATAAATGCCGTGAATGTGAAGAAATATGGGAAGAAATTCTTCCTATGTCGAAGTTCGACAAGCCCATGAAAAATAAATGTCCACACTGCGATGCTAAAAAAGGTAGCGTTTACAGATACGTAAGTACTGCACCCGCAATGCAAATGGATATGCAAATGGACATCAAAAAACCACATAATATGGGTGGATTCCAAGATGCAATGCAACGAATGGTGGAGTCGCCTGGCGTAAAAGGTACACCAGAGGCAGAACTACTTAAAGGTAAACATCTGAGTTGACAACCGAAAGCCCGTAGTGTATAATAATATTACAAACGAACTCTAATTAGAAAAGGAAGTATATGATGATTGAAAATGGTAAGGTAAACTTTTTGATTGATGGACAATGGGGAAGCACTGGTAAAGGTAAACTAGCAGGTTATCTTTATAATAAACATCCAGAACTGACAATGGCAATAAGTGATAATATGCCTAATGCAGGACATACTTTTACAAGAGATGGAAAGAACTTCATTTTTAAAGCACTACCTACTGGTGTTCTATTTGACGGAGTGACATCGCTAATCGGACCACAATCAGTTATTGGTGAAGAACAATTTCAATACGAAATGGAAATGGTAAAAAATGAAATTGGTCATTACCCGAAAATCATAATTCACCCGATGGCATGCGTTGTCACAGCAAGTGATAAAGATGCGGAAGCAGAAATCGTCAGCAAAATGGCAAGCACTGGACAAGGTTCGTGTGCAGCCACTGTTAAGAAAATGTGGAGAGCGGGCGAAGCAAACCTTGCTAAAAACAGCAAAATCTTAGAACCTTTCGTGGGTGATACACATGAATTTTTACAAGAAAATTTAAAGAATGGTGGAACAGCACTTTCAGAAGGAAGTCAAGGTTTTGACCTTTCAATGAATTGCGGTCATTCTTATCCCCATACAACA